ATGGTTCACGTCCGGGACGTATGATCATGGCAGCATGATGCCAGCCGTTGTAGCGTGTCAGTCTGGTGCTATAGAACTGCGCAGTTTCGGCAGATATTTCAGGACGACGATCCAGGATGTAGTCAGTGGTTTCATACAACATCTCTTGCTCGTAGAGCCTGTAACTTTCTGAAAACCAGGGCTTTTCGGTAGTGGTGATCAGCTCACGTAATGTGTGTTTCAACGTGACCAAGTCAGACTCATACTGTCGCAAGGCATCAGCAACTTGATTTTGTCGTTGAGTCAGCATGTCACTGAACTGTTCCAGTTGTATGGCCGAGGACGATACTACATGTGTGATCTTGGCAAGATCTTGGTCAGCTTGCTGTGCTGTGCTCACAGTAGACATCGCATCCAGCAGGTTCATGTAGTTGACAAGTTCACTGAGTCGCATGTTACCACTCAAACAAGGTCTGGAAAGTATTTTCGGTGTTGGTAGCACTGGCCAGGTCCCAGCCCAGCACACCCAACAAGTTGTCTAGCTTTTGATCCACCACAGTGGCTTCCATTTCTGTGTCATCAAAGGGCAGTTCCTTAAACCACTCAGGCAAGTTGGTCTCATCTGTGGGATAGCCAATGCTGGTCCAACCTAGAGGATTTGACTTGAGCTTGCACACAATGGTTTTCATGCCGTCCACGATCTGCATGCTGTACTTGTCGGAATTCATCCTGCGCAGATTGTTCCAGTTGATGGCGGCACGCACATGGCCTGGCATGTTGGCCCGTCCCTGACGCTCTTCTTCTCGGGCATACTTGGTCAGGTTGTTGACACGTTTGGGACTGCCCTTCTCCCAACCTGGACGCTCTTTGAACACATACTTGAACTCACGGATCTTTTCAATGATTTCGTCACGAGTGGCACCTGTGAGCACATCATTGAGTATCTCGCTAAGGAAGTCTTGGATGACCTTGGGAGTGTCAGATCTTTTTAAATCCAAGCCCATGGCCTTGACTCGACCAGGCTCACCGTGGGTGTCCACACGCTTGTTCTCTTTGTCATAGTACATGACAGCATATCTTTTCTTGGTGATAAACAGGCCCTTACTAGCCACAAGTTCACGGCCACCACGTATGACCTCACCCATGCTACGTGGCACGTGGAATGCCTGCTCCATGAATCCCGGAAAACTTTCGTTGACCTGATCTGCGATGCTGTTGTAAAGTTGTACAGCAATGTCTCGGCTCCAGGTCATGCGACCGGCTTCAATCTCAGGTTTGAGCACAGGATAAGCAGAAAAATAGCAACTATCTGTGTCACCATAGATGATGGCCTCGCCCACATGATCGTACTTGCCAGTGATGCACTCATTTACATAGGCGTCCATGTGTTGAGCAATGGCACGACCTGTGAGTGTGGTGCTCTGTCCGATGCGTTTGTCAAAGAATCTGCAACCGGGATTCAAGATAGCACCATACAGGCTGTTCAAGTTGATCTTTTTGACCAACTGACGCTTGTCCCAATATTCTTCTTCCGCAGGATCCTTGCACTCTTTCAACCGGATCTGCATGTCTTGGCGTTCGGCATACCAACGTTTGAGCAGGCCGGGAATAACTGCTTCACGCTCATAGGTAAACACAGTGCCGTTGGCAGTGATCATCCAGGGTTGGTTCGAATCAAAGATCATGTGCCAAATCTCAACGGCGCTATGCACACTTTCTGCGCCATCCTGCCAGTCTATGGTGATCTCGGTGCCTGGCTTTTGTTCCATGACAGCGGTGTACTCTAGGCTGCCAAACAGGCCCTCCCAGGCGGCAGCAAAACTTGATCCTGAACGTATTTTGTCTGCGATGTAGCGTTCGGTCATGATGGGTCTGAGCTGGGCCACGATGGTCTCGGGTCCCATGTTTAGTGCTCGGATAGCACTGGGGTACAGGCTGTTGATATCTATTGACCCCACATACTCGTGTATGCCTTTGCGGGGATAGGCCACATAAGCACCCGCGGCAGCAGTGTCGTCATCTGAATAACGTTCTTTGCGATTGGGTACCACAAGTCCACGTTCATGTGCTTCGTTGATGATGGCCTGTTCGGTCACGGCCACAGCACCCATGGTAGTCTGCAACAACACAGTGTTTTCGTGTGCCAAGGTATTGGCCAAATCTAAAAATTTCAGCTTCTTATCTAACTGTGCCAGGCCGTTGACGTCCTGTCTGTTGTATTCAATGAATTTCTTGAAGTTCTGATTGTACAAGGCATCTAGTGTGCCTTCAAACTTGGTCTTGCCTTCGAGTCCTTCGTATTCAAGTATGGCATCTAGGCTGTAGCTGTGTCGTTCTTCATAGGTGTATTTCCTATACAGTTGCATATAGTCCATGTGTACACGACCAATCAAGTCATAGGTCTGACTTTCCGTGCCAAAACGTTCAAAGGTCCGTCCCTTGGGATGCTGATTCCACAGGCAGAATCTACGGGTGTCATCTTTTGAAAGCACACGGGTCACACGATTCACTGTGTAAGGGATATCATAGCCCTCCGAATTCCACCCACTGAGTGCATCGGCATCTTCAATGATGTCCAAGAAGGTGTTCAGCATGTCTTCTTCACGCTCAAACAACAAGGTATCTGAAAATTCAGCACAGATTTCCTGCGCTGTGGTCCAGGTCATGTGGCGCGGTGGAACCACAAGTGTGATCAGTCGGTCGACCCAGGTCAGGTACACACTTATGGCCGTGATGGGATTGAATGGATCTTCTGGTCTACTGAATCCTCGTTCCGGATCAAAGTCTACTTCGATGTCAAAGAATGCTACATTTAATTTGGGGCCGTCTTGGCCTTTGTAGTTTTCTTCTAGACAACGGAATATGGGATTGATATCACTCTCATACAGTTGCTTGCCGGACTGCATGCGTACTTCCTTGCGGAACTCTTTGTTGTTTCTTGTACTGAAGCGGCTGACTGGCGTGCCGTAAATGCTGACAAACTTGCCGCGGGGATCATCATAATAGAATGTGTAGTTGGGTGCATACTCCTGATAGCGGCGTTCACCATCTCTGCGTTCAACCACATGTATGCGATCGTGTTCACGATCAAATAGTGCGTCAATATAACTCAATGCTTTCTCCAGTTATGGCTGGCGGGCCATGATTCATGTTGCTTACGGCAACGACTCGCTGTTATAAAACAGTACTTATAGCGTTTTGCCCACAGTGGTCAAGATTTGTTCCAGCAACTCGTGATCCTGTTGCTCGCGGCCAAACTCGCTCTTGTGCGCCAGGCGTATGGCTTTTTTCAGCACGCCGGGTTTGATTTCCAATTCTTCGGCAATGGCTTTGACTGTATCATTGAGACCACCTGTGAGGGTTTCAATCTCGTGCATGACCTGCATGCCTTCATTAATGACCTGGTTGAGTTTACGTGTTTGTTCTGCGTTGAAATTTTTGGTTGACATGTTATTCTCCTTAGATTGTTTATTATATAGAATATTCAGACAGTTGTCAACACTACTGTGCCTGTGTGATTTCTCGTTTGAATTGATTACGCAAACGACTGATCAGTTCGATGCTGGTGGTAAAATGTTCTTGAGCAGTGATTCGGTTAAACTGTGGTGGGCTAAACCCACTTAGTTTTCTTATTTCGGTCCCGCCAACTTGATCAGCAGCTCTCTCAAGTATTTGAGCGAGGTGTTTTCGTTTCTCAGCTGGCATGGCCACATTGGCAACCACAATGTTTATGATTGACGGTGCCTGTATGCCTTGTTCTTTTAATGTTTTGATTTCTGGATATTCCGGCAATCGTTTTGAGCAACTCACTGCCAACACACGTAATTGAGAATTGAGTGATTGTAAATTTTCAAAAGTCTGCGGAGTATCAATGCCAAAAGTTATGCCATTGCCGCCGGCCATGTTGACCACAGCATCGTAATTGGATTTAAACGGTATCATTCTAACTGCAAGATTATAATTACGCCCGAGTTGCAAGGCAGTAAGATGAGTGACATTACCAAATCCCACAGTGCCCACAGTTATTTCTTTGCTATTTTTTAACCCTGCGACCGATGATGTT